CGCTACGGCTTGAGAAGGACTCGCTCAAGCTACGGGATATGCAAGCCTATAACACCGTTTGGGAGGGCATATGCCGACAAACAGTGGATGGTGCGGTGTTTGCTAGAGAACTTCAGCAAGCGGACATGGAAGAACGAATTACAAGAGTAGGATATGACCCATCAAAGCCCGTACACGCTGTATTTGACCTTGGTTGGAGCGATGCGACAGCTATCTGGTTTGTGCAGTTTATCGGCATGGAAACGCGCCTTATTCGATATATCGAAGACTCGCAAAAGACGATCACGGACTACCTTGCTAAGATGCAGACATTCGGCTATGTCTATGACACTCTCTGGCTCCCACATGATGCGGAGAACAAAACCCTTGCGGCGGCGGGAAGATCAATTGAGCAAATTGTTAAAAGTGCAGGTTATAAAACAAAGATTATTCCACGCACACCAGTAGTAGATTCAATCAACGCCGCCCGTACATTATTCCGAAATTGTTGGTTTGATAGGGAAAATTGCCATGATGGGCTACAATGTTTGCGTCACTATCGCTATGAGGTAGATGCTGAAACTAAACAATTTAGTAAAAACCCGTTGCATGACCAGTACAGCCACGGTGCAGATGCCTTTCGTATGCTTGGATTGATGGTAAACGAGCCTAAGAAACGCGCTCCACCAAGGCCAAGTTATCAAATGCCTAATTCATGGATGGCCTAAATATGAGCGATTCCCAATCGGATTACGATCCAATCATTGACGAGGCTAAACAATTCCTCAAGCTCTGCAACGATGCGGAGACAATGAACCGCCAACAAGGGTTAGAAGACCTCAAGTTTGTTTCCGCTGGTGAGCAGTGGCCCGTTGAACTACAAAATAGCCGTAACCTTGAATCACGGCCCATTTTGACGATTAACAAGCTCGATGGTTATTGCCGACAAGTCACAAACCAACAAAGACAACAACGCCCACGGATTAAAGTCCACGGGATGAATAACCAAGCGGACGCAAAGACTGCGGATGTGCTAGAAGGCATCTGTCGGCACATTGAGGTTAACTCTAACGCTGATAATGCCTACGACACCGCTTTTGATTACGCTGTGCGAATGGGATGGGGTTATATCCGGCTGATTACTAAATACCTTAGTGACGAGAGTTTCGATCAGGAAATTTACATTGACGCTGTGGATAACCCGTTCACAGTTTACTTTGACCCTAATTCAACCCGCATTGATGGTTCAGATGCGGAGCGTTGCTTAATCACCACAATGATTAGCAAAGAGAAGTTCAAAGTCATGTACCCAGATGCGGACGATGGCAACGGCACATCCTTTAGCCAACGGGGAACGGGTGATTCTCAGTCTGAGTGGATTACAAAAGAGGACATTCGGGTTGCGGAATACTATTACGCTGTAATGGAAAAGGCCAAGCTCTATCTATTGAGCGATGGCACTACCCAATATGCGGATGGCAAAGACTTCTTTGCTCGGGTTGAGGCATCTGGCTTGACTATTGAAAATGAGCGCGAATCTTACAAGCGCACAATTAAATACAAAAAACTAACCGCCATCGAGATTCTTGAGGAACGTGATTGGCCTAGCCGTTACATTCCGATTGTTCCGGTTTACGGTCGTCATGTTGTAGTTGGTGACAAGCGCCACAAGTTTGGTATCGTTCGCCATGCCAAAGATGCACAACGGATGTATAACTTCTGGCAGACCACCATCACTGAATCGGTGGCATTGGCTCCAAAGGCCAAATGGATCATGGCAGAAGGCCAAGACGAAGGCCACGAAAACGAATGGGCGGCTGCTAACGTTAAATCATTCCCACTGCTCCGTTACAAACAAACGGACATTGATGGTCAACCCGCGCCTGCACCAACTCGCCTTCAGCCTGAACCGCCCCCAGCAGGCGTTATGGCGGCTTCACAGGCCATTAACCAAGACATTGCCACTCTAATGGGCATTTACGACCCGTCACAGCAGATGCCTGGCAACATTTCCGGCAAAGCCTTGAATGGTCAGCAACAACAAGTTGACCTTACTAACTTTGACTTTTACGACAACCTTACAAAGTCAATTGCTCATGTTGGTAAGATCATTCTCGACTTGACTCCTAAGATTTACGACACTCAACGGGTGATGCGAATCATTGGCGCTGATGGTAAACCGGACTTGGTGACCATTAACGAAGCCAAACAAAATGCGGAAGGCGTTTGGCAAGTGCTTCACGACCTAACAATTGGGCAATATGATGTGGTGATGGAGACAGGGCCAGGCTACAACAGCAAGCGTCAAGCCGCCGTGGAATCCATGATGCCTTTATTTTCTGGCAATGCGGAATTGTTCCATGTTGCCGGAGATTTGTTGTTCAGGAACATGGAGTTCCCAGGCGCTGAGACTATTGCCGACCGTTTGGCGGCGGCTAACCCATTGGCCCAGATTGACGATAAATCAGACATTCCTCCGCAAATACAGATGCAATTGGCACAAGGTAAACAGCAAGTTGACCAACTCAATCAGCAAGTTCAAGCAATGCAAATGGCGATTAAACAACGTCAGGATATTGAGCAAGTCAAACAAGACAACGAAACTAAACGTGAGTTGCTCCGTCAGACCGCCAAAGCGCACAACACCGAGACTATGGCTGAAGTAAAGGTCAACGACCAGAATACTCGTGCCATCACTAGCCAAAACAAGACGGAAATTGATGCAATTGTTCAGCTATTGTTGCACCACATGGACACGTCAAGACTTCAGCAAGAGATTGAAAAGCGTAATGTTGACCAATACGAAGCAATGCAAATTGCGGCACAAGACATTGAATCGGGTTCAAATCCGTTGACGCAACAATGATTTAGTGGTAGATTAACCACAAACCTTACCCGTGAGGTTCACGGGGCAAATCCTTGAGGCAACTCATGCAAAGCGAAAAAGAAGCTGGTCAGGTACTGACTAGCGAGAATGCGGCAGATTTTTACTTCTCAAAAATGGGAATAGCTCCTAAATCTGAGCCTGTGGCTGAAGTTGAGGCAACTCCTTCAGAGCCAGTTGAAGAAAATAGCGAGAGTGTTTCTGAAGAAGAAAAAGAAGCCAAACCGACAGAGGAACGTAAACCGAATCCAAAACTCGAAAAGCGTTTTACAGATATAACCCGCCAACGGGAGGAAGCGCGAAAAGAAGCGCAAACCGAACGTGACGCAAGGGTGAAACTGGAAGAAGAAGTAAAGGCTTTGCGACAACAATCAACGCCAAAAGCAACGAATGTAGAAGCAAAGCCTCAGCCAAACCAATTTGAGGATGCTTTTGAATATGCAGAAGCACTCGCAGAGTGGTCAACTGAGCAAGCGTTAGTAAGACGAGATCAAGAAGATGTAAATCGTAGGGCCGATGCGGAACGCCAAAAAGTCATTCAGACTTGGGCCTCCAAAGTGGCAACAGCGAAATCCGAGCTTCCTGATTTTGATGACATGGTGGCATCTAGTGATGTGGTCGTTCCCGATCATGTTCGTGATGCAATTTTAGAGAGTGAAGTGGGGCCACGAATTCTTTATGAACTCGCTGACAACGCTGAACTTGCTAAAAAGATCACCGGAATGTCGCTAAGTGCTTCTTTGCGCGAGATTGGAAAGTTAGAGGCAAGGTTTGAGAGCAAAACTGAGACTAAGCCAAGTAATCCTGTCGGAAGAAGTAAAGCACCAACGCCGATCAATCCGATTCGGGGCACTGGAAGTAGCATGAGTGTAGAAGTGGACTCCAATGGAGCATTCCACGGCACATATCAGGCATGGAAAGCGGCCCGTAAAGCCGGAAAGATTCGGTAACCATGTTTTTTAATTTAAGGAAATGAAATGAGCAATACTCTGCTTACCATTAGCAAGATCACCAACGAAGCGTTGATGGTCTTGGAAAACGAGTTGACCTTCACCTCAGAAGTAGACCGTAATTATGATGACCAATTCGCCGTTGTCGGTGGCAAGATCGGTAACACGGTCAATGTCCGCAGGCCAGGCAGGTTCATCGGAACAACTGGCCCCGCTTTGAACGTTGAAGACTTCAATGAGACTAGCGTTCCCGTTACTTTGTCCACACAATTCCACGTTGATACCCAATTCACCACACAAGATTTGGCTCTGTCTCTGGATATGTTCTCTGATCGCGTTCTGAAGCCTGCTGTGGCTGCTATCGCTAACAAGATTGACCGTGATGGTTTGTCCTTGGCGGCTTCTCAGACTGCCAACATTGTTGGTGTCGCTGGTACTCCTCCAACTGGTCTGATTACCTATCTGACCGCTGGCGCTTACCTCGACTCTGAAGGCGCTCCTCGTGACGGTCGCCGTTCATGTATCGTTGAACCCTTTACATCTGCCACCATCGTTGACTCTTTGAAGGGCTTGTTTGTCCCTCAAGAGGCTATTGGCGAGCAGTACCGTAAGGGTTTGATGGGCCGTGACTCTGCTGGGGTGAATTGGAAGCTCGATCAGAACGTTGTGTCTCAGACATTCGGTTCTTGGTCGGCAAACACCATTGCTTGCAACGTGACTACCGCCACTGGCTTTCTGACCTCCGGTTGGGCACAGTATTCCACCATCGCTTTGACTGCTTCATCTGCTTCTACCCTGAATGCGGGTGATGTGTTCACAATCCCTGGTGTGTTTGCTGTTAACCCACAAAACCGTCAGTCTTATGGCAAGCTGCGTAACTTTGTGGTTCAGTCCACCACTGCTGTTGGCACTTCTGCTACTAACGTAGTGGTTAGCCCCGCCATCATCACTAGCGGTCAGTTCCAAAACGTCAACGTGACTACTACCAGCTCACAAAACATCACAGCGTTTAACAACACTGGCGTGTCTAGCCCACAGAACATAATGATGCACCGCAATGCGTTTACGCTGGCGGTGGCTGACCTGGAGTTGCCTGATGGCGTTCACTTTGCTGGTCGTGCTAGTGATAAAGAAATTGGATTGTCAATGCGTGTAGTACGTCAATATACAATTAACAACGATTCAATTCCAACACGTTTGGATGTGCTTTATGGTTGGGCGCCTCTCTATCCTGAGTTGTCTTGCCGCATTGCTGCTTAATCATTTTTAAAGGAAAAATATCATGGCTAATCCAGGACCAGCTTCCACCATTGCCGCCCACCCACAGAATGTCTTGTCAAACCAAGCTCTGCGCGTAATCGGCACAATCAAAAACGTTCCCGCTAACGCTGTTGCTAGCTACGCAATCCCTGTCGCCAACTCATCGGTGTTCTTGTTGCAATCCCTGATTGTTACTAACCTGAACAACGCTGGCGCTGCCGTAACCCCAACGGGTTTGGCTATGGGCATTGCTACAACTTCTGGCGGTTCTAGCTTGTACGGTGCTATCACCGCTGCAAACTTGGCCTCTATTGCTGGCGCGTCTTTGGTTGCTCCTACTGCTCAAACAACTGCAAACACTGTTCAGAATTTGTACCTGAACGTGACTGCGGCTTTGACCACAGCAGTGCCAGGCGCTACCTTTGACGTTTACGTCTACGGTTACGACTTCAGCGTCCCATTCTAAATAGGACGTTATGCTGAAAGAAAAAGCCGTCCTCAAAAGGGGTGGCTTTTTTCTTTTAAAGGTATAATTTAAACATTCTGCAAAGGAATAATCATGGCAAATTCTCAAGCTATTGGCGCGGCTTACTTAGATCAAAACATCATTGGTGCTAATTATTCGCTCGTAAATTCGGTTACTGGTCAAGTTGGTTACACAACCGGAAGCCCATCAATTTCCGTCACATCTGTTACTCAAATTACAAGCAAAGCAACTGGCGTAACTATCAATGCAGCCGCTGGTCAAATTGTTACTCACAATGCTGCTCTCGCAGCAGGTGCTGAAGTGGCATTTGTGGTTACAAACAATATGGTTAGCGGATACGACATTCCTGTTTTGGCTGTTGCTTCGGGCGGCGCTACCGCCGGAACTTATTTGCTTTCTGTTGCCGCAGTTGCAAATGGTTCATTTACTGTTGTAATTTCCAATTCAAGCACTGGCTCTTTGAGTGAAGCTCTGACGCTGAATTTTGGCATCTTGCACGTTGCTCAACTGTAATCATGTCTAACACTACTGTAATCCGAATTGGTGGCAAAACCGTAGCACTCAGTGTTACGGCTTCTGCTCACGCTGCGGTGCAGTTGACAGGAAACACAAATGACCAAATTAACTTCGTTTCGTGCCTAAATACAGGTGCTGTAAGCGTAGCGATTCGGTTTAGTCCACTGTCTACTGATGCGGCAACGTTGCCTGTTGATGGAACCGTTGGTGACTTTTTGTTACCTCCGCTAATGACAAGGCCAATTGTTTTGGCTTGTCCTCCTATTAATATGCAAATCCCATGCTATGTAACGGCTATCGGCTCTGCCGCTGGCCCAAGCCTAGTTTATTTGACTCCAGCAGTGGATCAATCGTAATGAATAGCGCCACTCCGGTGGCGTTTTTTTTGACTGCAAGGTAATCCTATGGGAAAAATAGTCTTTAGCTCAACACTTGGCGGTCAAACGAATGTGGTCGCTCAAGAAACAGCGTCCACATATTCTTTAACTTTGCCTTTAGTGACAAGCACATTTGCAACCACTACGGGCACAGAAACTCTTACAAACAAAACATTTGTTAGCCCCGCATTAGGCACTCCGGCAAGCGTTACGCTGACAAATGGCACAGGCTTGCCTTTGTCCACGGGTGTAACCGGAATCTTAGCTGTTGCTAAAGGTGGATCAGGAACCGCAACTCCGTCCTTGGTCGCTGGCTCAAACGTCACCGTAACGGGCACATGGCCTAACCAAACAATTGCGGCTACGGGCACTGGCGTTACTTCGGTAACCGGAACAGCACCCGTGGTGTCCTCCGGTGGCACTACACCCGCAATTAGCATGGCGGCGGCAACTACCTCGGTTAATGGTTACTTGACCTCAACCGATTGGACTACGTTTAACGGAAAATACTCTACCGGAGGTGCTTTAGGCACTCCGTCTTCGGGTACGGCTACAAACTTAACCGGATTGCCTCTTACCACTGGTGTAACGGGTGTTCTTCCGGTTGCAAACGGCGGTAACGGAACGGCAACTCCGGCTCTAGTAGCGGGTACAAACGTAACGATCTCAGGCACTTGGCCTAATCAAACAATTAACTCAAGCGGTAGCGGCTCTGGCACAGTCACTTCTGTTGCGACAGGAACTGGCCTTACTGGTGGCCCAATTACCACAACAGGCACAATTGCCTTGGCAAACACTGCGGTAACTGCTGGCACATACACGGCTGCCAACATTACCGTTGATGCCCAAGGCCGTATTACAGCGGCTGCTAACGGCTCTGGTGGCGGTGGTGGTACAGTTACCTCCGTTGCCGCAACAGTGCCTTCGTTTTTGTCTGTTACCGGATCGCCCATCACAACGTCAGGCACTTTGGCAATTTCGTACAGCGGAACAGCCTTGCCAGTGCTTAACGGCGGTACAGGCGTTACAACTTCAACCGGAACGGGCGATGTAGTGTTGTCTACTTCGCCAACACTGGTAACACCATTGTTAGGCACACCGACTTCGGGTGTAGCCACTAACCTGACAGGCTTGCCCTTAACCACGGGTGTAACAGGCACTTTGCCACTTGCCAACGGTGGCACAGGCCAAACCACTGCGGCGGCGGCTATTACGGCCCTAACAGGCTCACAAACAAGTGCTTATTATTTGCGTTCTAACGGCACAAATGCCACGTTGTCGGCGCTTGCTGCGGCTGACTTGACAGGCACTGTTGCTATTGCAAGCGGTGGCTCTGGTCAAACTACTGCACAAACAGCAATGAACGCATTTGCGGGTGCTGTGACTTCTGGCTCTTACCTTCGCGGTAACGGCACAAACGTGGTCATGGCAACAATCCAAACTGCGGATGTGCCTACGCTGAACCAAAACACCACGGGAACGGCTGCTAACGTAACCGGAACCGTGGCAATTGCTAACGGCGGTACAGGCCAGATAACAGCGGCGGCTGCTATCACTGCACTGACGGGCGCACAGACCTCGGCTTATTACTTACGGTCAAACGGCACAAACTCAGTCTTGGCGGCGCTGGCGGCGGCTGATGTGACGGGCACTTTGGCGGTGGCTAACGGCGGTACGGGTGTAACGACAAGCACAGGCACAGGTTCTGTTGTTCTATCGACCTCACCGACTTTGGTTACTCCTTTGCTTGGTACGCCGACATCCGGTGTGGCAACCAACTTAACTGGATTGCCACTGACCACAGGTGTCACAGGAACCTTGCCTGTAGCCAACGGCGGTACTGGCCTCACAACCCTGACTGCTGGTTATATCCCATACGGCAATGGCACATCGGCATTGGGCAACGAGTCCAATCTGTCTTATGACGCTACAAACAACCGCCTAAGTGTGGTTGGTACGGGTTACAGCCCTAACATTGCTTTGACTGATGCGGCTACAGTCGCTTGGGACACCACAACAGGCCAAGTGGCTACCTTCACTTTTGTGTCCACAAACAGGACGATGGGAGCGCCTACAGGTCTTGTGTCTGGCGCTTTTTATGCTCTGGCAGTGATTCAAAACTCTGGTAGCAACACACTGACTTGGAATTCAATTTTCAAGTGGGCCTCTGGCACAGCGCCAACACTGTCCACTGCCGCATCTGCCAAAGATTACTTTGTGTTCCGAACTGACGGTACAAACTTGTACGAGCAAGGCCGTTCACAGGCGGTTGCATGACCTTTCCCGTCTTATCAGCTAACGGCCCATCGGGTTACAACTTAACCCGTTCTTTGCGGTTTCGCTCTAGCGCAAGTGCGTATTTGAACCGCACACCCGCCACGGCTACAAACCGCACAACATGGACATGGAGTGGGTGGGTTAAATTGTCTGTTAATGGAAATATTAACAGTATTTTTACAACGCGCTATGTTGCTTCTGGCCCAAGTGCTACGGGTATTCGTTTTCTTTCTGGAAATACACTTGATGTATTTCAGTACACAAGTGGTTCGCTTGATTGGCAAGTAACGTATACGCCTGTTTATCGTGATCCATCTGCTTGGTATCACTTTGTCATTGCGGTAGATACAACACAGGCTACATCTACTAACAGGGTTAAATTCTATGTTAATGGCGTTCAAGTAACTGCCACTACAACCGGATCGTATCCCACGCAAAACAGCAACACTTACGTTAATTCAACTAATAATCACGCAATTGGTACATTGATGTATGGGGACGGGCCAATTACTCCAATTCAAGGACTTGACGGTTACACGGCTGAAGTCAACTTTGTTGATGGTCAAGCCCTAACCCCATCATCGTTTGGCTCAACCAACGCTACCACAGGCGTATGGCAACCTGCTAAATACACAGGCACATACGGCACAAACGGGTTCTACCTGCCTTTCACAGACAACTCTGCGCTGACTACCGCATCCAATGCAGGTCTAGGCAAAGACTTTTCGGGCAACGCCAATTATTGGATAACCAACAACATCAGCATTACTGCGGGTGCAACATACGACTCGATGACTGATGTGCCGACACTGACCAGTGCGACTGCGGCTAACTTTGCTGTATGGAATCCTAATTATAAAGACACTACAGCAAATACAACATCTACTTCAAATGCCAATTTAACTACAAATGGTCAATTTGCGTTTTCAAGTATAGGCGTAACAACAGATAAATTTTATTTTGAATTAACGATTGGAAGTGCAAATAATCAATTTGTAGGAGTTTGTGCATCGCCATATGCAGGTGCAAATTTAAGAGCCTATAACAAAGATGGCACTTATTACACGGGTTCTGGTTGGATTTCTTATGGTGCTACATATACAACAAGTGATGTGATTGGTGTTGCGCTTGATATGACTAATCAAACAATTGAGTTCTTTAAAAATAATACAAGTCAAGGTCAAAAAACAAGCATAGGTTTATCAGGTCAAACAATATTCCCAATGATTTATGTTGAATCAAGTGGCGGCATAACAGTCAACTTTGGTCAACGCCCATTCAGCTACACCCCACCAAGCGGCTTTGTTGCGCTGAACACATACAACCTGCCAGCAAGCACAGTTCCAAACGGTGCGGTTTACATGGCGGCTACGCTGTACACGGGTACGGGTGCATCCTTGACTGTTGCTAATACTGTAGGATCGGCATCCTTTCAGCCTGATTGGGTGTGGATTAAATCGCGTTCTGCGGCTACCGATCACAAGCTGACTGACGTTGTACGCGGCGTGACCAAAGCGTTAGCTACAAATCAAACAGTCGCAGAAACAACAGATACTCAAGGTTTGACTGCATTTGGTTCTACTGGCTTTACAGTGGGCACAAACACTGACTACAACAACTTGTCAGCAACGTATGTTGCTTGGCAATGGAAGGGTGGCGGCACTGCTGTATCCAACACCTCTGGCTCTATCACATCATCTGTAAGCGCCAACACGACATCTGGGTGCAGTGTTGTAGGTTATACGGGTACAGGTGCTAACGCTACTGTAGGGCATGGATTGGGTGTGGCTCCAAGCATGATTATTGTTAAAACAAGATCAGTCGCCGCAAACGATTGGCGGGTATACCACGCCTCACTTGGTGCGACAAAATACATCAATTTAAATGAAGCACTTGCAGCAGCGGTATATGCTTTAAATTGGAATAATACAGAGCCAACATCATCAGTATTTACCATTGGTACTAATAGTGCAGTAAATACTAGCGCAGGAACTTATGTCGCCTACTGCTTTGCCGCAATCAAAGGTTTCAGCGCATTTGGTAGCTACACGGGCAACGGGTCTGCTGATGGGCCGTTTGTGTACACGGGTTTTCGTCCCCGTTGGATTATGCTAAAAAACTCCAGCGAGGCTTATGACTGGTATGTATTTGATACATCAAGGAACACATACAACTTGACAAACATCAGTTTGTATCCTGACCTTAACATTGCTGAAGGCACATCAAGCGTTTCAGTGTTAGATGTTCTGTCTAATGGATTCAAAATGCGAGGCGCTTCTGGTGGAACAAATCCGGTCAGTACTTCTACAATGATCTACGCCGCCTTTGCCGAAAACCCATTTCAAAATTCTTTAGCAAGGTAACCCCATGTTTGCAATCGTCCAAAACAACACCATTGTCCAACTCGTACCAGAGGGTACAGCATTCACACTTGATGATGTGCAATACCCTGCCAACTGGTGCAACCTGTCTACCCCTGAAGAAAAGACCGCCATCGGCATGGTCGATGTGATTTACGGTCAAGCACCGTCAGACATCTATTATTGGGTAACGCAGAATGCGCCAGCCTTGGTTGACGGGCAAGTTGTAGTCACTTACACCTCAACCCCCAAAGACTTGGACGCTACCAAGGCCAATTGCAAGTCACAGATCAACGCTACGGCTTACAGCCTCTTGTTGCCAAACGATTGGATGGTGGTTAAGGCCACTGAAACAAGCACACCAATTGATCCAGCGTGGAATACTTGGAGACAATCCATCCGTACAACGGCGGCTGATTATGTAACTGCAATCATGGCGGCGGCTGATATGCCAGCCCTTGAGGTAGTGATGGGTAATGTTACTTGGCCTCACGACCCTGATTATGTTGAGCCACAAGCACAAGGTCAAATATGATTACTTGGTCAATTGACGCAATGAACTGCTATCCTGATGTGGATGGCAAAAAAGACGTTGTTTTTAATGTCTTTTGGCGTTGTTCTGGCACAGATGGAAATTACAATGCTTCTGTGTACGGATCGGAACAAATTAGCGCCACATCCGAGTTTACGCCTTATGAATCGCTAACCCAAGACCAAGTAATTGGATGGGTAAAAACGGCATTAGGTGATAAAGTGGCATTGTGCGAGGCTGACGTTACAAAACAAATCGCAAATCTTGCGAATCCACCGATTAAAACCCCTGCGTTGCCTTGGTAAAGGATAAACATGACAGTCAACATTTCTTCTTATGCTGGCGCTGGTTGGCAACTCTTTGACAATAACGGAGTGCCTTTAAGCGGTGGATTTCTCTACTCTTATTCGGCGGGAACAACAACTCCGGTTGCGACCTACACCTCTGCATCTGGGCTTATCGCCAACGCAAACCCTATTGTTTTAGACGCATCGGGTCGCATTCCTTTTGAGATTTGGCTAACCGCCGGAGCAAATTACAAGTTTGTTTTGAAAGACTCTACGGGTGTTCAAATTGGCTCGTATGATGACATTCCTGGCGTAAATGACCAATCTGCTGTTACAGCCCAAATTGCGGCTTTAGCGGCTTCTTATGCGGCTCCCACGGGTTCCAATTTGATTGGATATTTAGCAACTGGCTCCGGTGCGGTTGCTTCAACTGTCCAAACCAAATTGCGTGAACAAATTTCCGTTAAGGATTTTGGAGCTAAAGGTGATGGGACAACAGATGACACGGCGGCTATTCAAGCCGCAGTCGCCGCATCTTCAGGTAAAGCGTTGTATTTTCCGGCGGGCACTTATATTGTTTCCGACATCATTACGCTAGTAGCAAATTCTGTTGTTTACGGTGACCAAGGTATCACAACCTTAAAACTAAAAGCAAAAGTATATACGGCGGCAAACGTCAGTATTTTTGTATTGACCGGAATTTCAAACGTTTA